GCAAATAGCTGATCTTGTTCCTGCTAATAGTTTTGGTAACTTTAGTGGATTTACTCTAACTAAAGCAGACTTAGAACAAGCTACAGGCAAACCCTTTACTGAATCGCTTGGTAAAAGCGTAGATGAAATATTCTACGACTTAGAACGTCTAAGAGGTGGAGATACAGGACCCATAAGACAAAAGTATGGACCAGGTACTCCTGAAGAAAGAGCTTTGAAATACTTTAATGAAATGATGGACAATAGTGACCAGACTTTTGATCTTGCTAACGGTCTTGGCATACTTAAAAGAGCTACTAAGATTAATCCTAATTTAATAGATGGTTATGCAATAGATCCTTATGCAGCAGGAACAAGAACTATTACAACAAAGTTTCCAATACGATCTAATTTTTTAAGAGCTGTTACAGAAGGCAAAGATGGTATGTATCTTGATTCTGCATCTAAAAGATTAGGACAAGAAGGTGGAAAAGAATCTGACATATTACAAACTACTTACAAAGAAGCTGAAAGTGAAATATCTAGAATTATTAGAGAACTAGGTGAAGATCCTGAAAAATACGTTAAAAACTTTGATGAAGTAGATTTTGGTCTTGATGGTACTTACGTTAAGATTGATGACCAAATAAGAGAGTTAGTAAAAGACAAAGGCGTAGATGCATTTAAGGATGGTGGTCCTGCTATATCTAAAAAAGAACAAGAAAAACTAGCTAGAGCTAAAAAAGAAGAAATCAAACAACAATTTGATGACGTTGTAAAAAAACAATTTATTGAAGATTATATAGATGATACAAGGTTTGAAGATTTATACGAATCTTACAAAAAAACTCAAGATTTAGGTATTGCATTAAAAGACACTATTGGAACTGGTCTTGTCTCAAATGTTAATTTCCCATTCAAAAATAATTTAAAAGAAATTATAAAATCGGAAGATCCAAAAGAAACAGCCAAAGAATTATTTGATTTTTATGGCACTTCAAAAATTGATGAGGCTTTACAAAATTTAAACTTACCATTAGATGTAAGAAAGACAAAAGAAGGCACTAAACTTAACAAGGATATTTATTCAGGAGATCAATTTAATATTGATTTTTATGGATACAAACCTGATAGTGAGGACTTTAAAGGTAATGTTAAATTTCAATACGCTAACAGATCTCCATATGGAAATGTAGATATACAAAGTATGCTTAATGAATTGGGTGATGTTAATACGTTTGCAGACTATAGGTACGAAGATGGTCCTCTAGAATTTAGAGCAACAAAACAACCAGGTAGGGATTTGTATGGGGATGTTAGTTATACTTTAAATGATATAAATCTTGGAAATAATCAAAGATTGTCAGCTAAAGCGGTTGTAGATAATTTAAAAAATGCTGCGTTAAAATTAAATTATAGTTATCAAAATCCTTCTTCAGGTGGATATTTAAGTGGTGGATTAGATTTATCTAACCAACGTAGTCCTGAATTAAATTTACAGTTTGGTAGAAGATTTTGAACCTAGCTCACCTTTCCGATCAAGAGATTAAAGAAACCTTAGTTCTGAAAGAACGTCTAGAGTTATTAAAAAAACAAAGTGGTTGCCAAGAAACATTCTTAGACTTTATTGATCATATGTGGCCCGAGTTTATTTGTGGTCGTCATCATAGGATATTTGCAGAAAAGCTAGAGGATGTTGCTAATGGTAAGTGCAACAGGCTTATTATCAATATGCCGCCAAGACATACGAAGTCTGAGTTTTGTTCTACCTACTTTCCTGCTTGGATTATGGGTAAGCAGCCAAAGCGTAAGATTATGCAAACAACGCATACTGGAGAGCTAGCTGTACGATTTGGTCGTAAGGTTCGTAACATGATGGATACGGACGAATACAAACAGATATTTCCAAAGGTTAATTTACAGGCAGACTCTAAATCAGCAGGTCGTTGGGAAACTGACAAAGGTGGTGAGTACTTTGCCGCAGGTGTAGGAGGGGCAATTACGGGTCGTGGTGCGGATCTATTGATTATTGATGATCCACATTCAGAACAAGACGCTCTTAGTCCTACTGCTATGGAGGCGTGTTGGGAATGGTACACGTCTGGACCTAGACAGCGTTTGCAACCAGGTGGAGCTATCATACTGGTAATGACTCGTTGGAGTTCTATAGATCTAACCGCAAAGTTATTAGACTCCCAGAAAGAGTCATCTGCTGACCAATGGGAAGTAGTTGAGTTTCCTGCTATATTCCCAGAAACAAATAATGCTTTGTGGCCTGAGTTCTGGTCTATGGATGAACTAGAAAAGGTTAAAGCATCTTTACCGGTACAGAAATGGAATGCACAATGGATGCAAACTCCTACATCTGAAGAGGGATCTATTGTCAAAAGGGAGTGGTGGAAAGCTTGGGAAAGTGAAGTTTTACCGCCAGTTAGTTATATCATTCAAAGTTATGATACTGCTTTTAGTAAGAAAGAGAATGCAGACTATTCTGCTATATCAACGTGGGGTGTATTTAGACCTACGCCTGATTCTCCTGAAAGTATTATATTGCTAGATGCTCAAAAAGATCGTTGGGACTTTCCAGAGTTAAAACGAGTAGCATATGAAGAATATCAATACTGGGAACCAGATATGGTATTGATAGAAGCTAAAGCATCTGGAACACCCCTAACACACGAACTTAGAAGGTTAGGCATACCGGTAGTTAATTATTCACCAACTAGAGGACATGACAAATCTACAAGAATGCACTCAGTTGCACCTATTTTTGAATCTGGCTTGGTGTATGCACCTGAAAAGAAATTTGCAGATGAAATGATAGAGGAGTGTGCTTCTTTTCCTTTTGGTAAAAATGATGACCTATGTGATACTATGACGCAAGCTCTGATGAGATTTAGGGAAGGTGGTTTAGTTTCCCTTGATGATGACTACTCAGACAAAGAGAAAGCACCAGTAAGGAGAGTATACTACTAGGATTATGGCAATAGAAAAAGATATAAACCCAACAGTACTTAACGAACAGAATCAAGTACCGCTTGGTCAAGAAGATATGAATATTGCTATAGAGGCAATAAAAGATAGAGGCACAGAAGGATTTGAAATACAAGAAGATGGTAGTGCTATTCTTGGTGAATCTATTACAGAAGAGATAGATACAGACTTTGATAGTAATTTAGCAGAAGTTTTAGATCCTCAAGAATTACGAAATATTGCTAATGAATTAATTGCAGGCATAGAGAAAGACAAAGCCTCAAGAGATGATTGGGAAAAAACATATAAAGACGGTTTAGAGTATCTTGGTATGCGCTTTGACGAGGAGAGATCAGAGCCTTTTGTTGGTGCTAGTGGTGTTATTCACCCTTTACTAGGTGAAGCTGTAACGACCTTCCAAGCACAAGCTTACAAAGAACTGTTACCAGCAGGCGGTCCTGTAAAAACTCAAGTTATAGGTGCATATGACTCATTAGCTGAAGAACAAGCTCAAAGGGTCAAAGAATTTATGAACTATCAAATTACTCATGTTATGGAGGAGTTTGATGAAGAATTAGATCAAATGCTTTTCTATCTGCCTTTGGCAGGATCTGCATTCAAAAAGGTTTATTATGATGAAAGTCTTGGCAGGGCTGTATCTAAGTTTATAGCACCTGAAGATCTTATAGTTCCTTACTACACTACCGATCTTGAAACATGCAACAGAATTACAAATGTAATTAAAATCTCCGAGAATGAAGTTAGAAAACTACAATCTGTTGGATTTTACAAAAAGATAGATATAAGTGGTGGTGATAGTACTGATGAATATAGTGGTGTTAAAGAAGAAATAGACAAACTATCTGGTATGGAGCCTTCATATGATGATGGCGAAGTATCTTTGCTATATGAAGTACATTGCAATCTAGAACTAGACGGTTTTGAGGATACAGACGAAGAAGGTCAGCCAACAGGCATAAAATTACCGTATATAGTTACTATTGATGCTAACTCAAACGATATACTTTCTGTTAGAAGAAACTTCAGAGAGGATGATCCTCTTAAAAATAAAATAGAATACTTTGTTCATTTTAAGTTTTTACCAGGTCTAGGGTTCTATGGATTTGGTTTAACTCATATGATTGGTGGTTTATCCAAAGCGTCAACTTCAATAATGCGTCAGTTAATTGATGCAGGAACTTTAGCTAACTTACCTGCTGGTTTTAAAACTAGAGGAATAAGGATTAGAGATGAAGATACTCCCATACAGCCAGGTGAGTTTAGAGACGTAGATGCTCCTGGTGGATCTTTAAGAGATTCAATACAACCATTACCTTTCAAAGAACCTAGTGGCACTTTACTACAACTGTTGAATATATTGGTGAACTCAGGACAAAAGTTTGCATCTATTGCTGAAATAAATACAGGACAAGGTAATCCAAATGCACCTGTAGGTACAACACTTGCATTACTAGAAAGATCTACAAAAGTATTGTCTGCTATTCACAAACGCTTACACAATTCACAAAAGAAAGAATTTAAAATACTATCAAAGGTGTTTCAAGAATACTTACCTCAAGAATATCCATACGCTGTAGCTAATAACGAAACAACCATCAAACTATCTGATTTTGATGAAAAAGTAGACATATTCCCAATATCCAATCCTGATATATTTAGTCAATCCCAAAGGATTGCTATGGCACAAGAGATGATGCAGTTGGTTCAATCCAATCCTCAAGTACATGGGCCTAACGGTACATATGAAGCTTACAAAAGAATGTATGCGGCTATAGGTGTGGATAACGTAGAGCAAATACTTACACCTCCACCTCCTACAGATCCTCTACCTTTAGAGGCTGGGTTTGAAAACAATCAATTGTTGTTAGGTCAACAAGCTCAAGCATTCCCACAACAAAATCATGATGCACATATTGCAATTCATATGTCTTTGTTAAATACACCTCCGGTACAAATGAATGCACAAGTACAAGCTTTGATTCATTCACATATCATGCAACATTTACAGATGAAGGCTGATATTCTTGGTGAGCAACAAATGCCACCAGAAGTTATGCAACAGTTCCAGCAATTACAACAACAAGCTCAACAGGCATCTCCGCAAGAGGCACAAAACTTATCCTTGCAGGCAGGAGATCTATTGGCACAATTCTCATCACCTATACTTGCTGAACTGCTAGTTGAATACAATCAAAAGGTTTCAGCACCACAAGATGAAGATCCGTTAGTGGCTATCAGAAAACAAGAACTTGCCTTGAAGGGTCAAGAGTTATCTATAGAACAACAACAGTTCTTAGCGGCTGAACAAAGAAAAGCACAAGAAGCTCAACAAAGAATTAATGTTGATAGAGAAAGAATTGATGCTCAAGAAGATATTGCAGACCTAAGAGACGATACAGCTAGGGCTAGGTTGGAACAACAAAGAGCTTTCAAGCTTATGGAACAAGCCAACAAACAACAGTAGTGCCTAAGACTTTTGACGTTCAAAGAATACAAGGTGTTAAGAAAAAAACATCTATCGGCAATAGCGCCTTGAGTAGAGGTGCAGGTACCAACAAAAGAAAAACCAAAAAGAAGTACCGAGGGCAAGGTAAATAAAACTTGCAAATAATTTAGTTGTACTGAATAATTGAAAACATGATTAAAAGAACTGATATTAGCCAACAAAAAACTCCTACTGTAATGAAGAATAAAAATCCTTACAGTAACAAAGGTTCTGTGCCTCTTAAAACAGATGCAGGT